ACGTAAGTAATCAATCTTACATACATTCGGTCCAGTCTCTACCATCCCTACAATAGCAAATACAATATAGTTCATATCATTAAATCAATTGTTGTTTATGTTGTGGCAAACTTCTGTCTTGGGGTTTCCCGTTTTTAGGAAACTGATAAACACCGTTGATACATAAGATCCAATTAGTTCCTGTCTTAGCATCGTGAATACGTATTCTGTCACACGTTCTCATGAAGTGAGGAACTTGTCCTGGTCCCATGGGAGTTGCTGTAAAAAGTGATGCTAAGATCAAAGGCATCATCTCTTCTTACCTCCGTTCTTTGCTTTGTTAGCAGTAGCATTTCCTTGATTTTGCTTGGAGTTTTTTTGACCTCCAGGAGAACCTTTTTTACCTTTATTAGGTGACTTAGCCATGGCTCGTGAGTGGGACAATAAAGTATTTATCTTTTATTGCCACCCATTTGTTTTAGCATTTTTTGTAGTTCAGTTGTACTGCCAACAAACATCGCATTGTTTGTAACGTTGGTGACCTTCTTGCTTTCGGCATCTAGATCCTTCATCTTCTTCTGTAGATCTACAAGTTTGTCAGTCATGTCTGCTACCTGCTTCATGGCGTTCACAGCGACTTCATACGCTCTAGGGTGCCCGCTCTCCTGTGCGACCTCCAAGGCGCCTTGTACCGCCTCCTGACCCTTGCTGATGAGGTTGTATAACTCCCCTCGTGTATATTCATAGTCTTCTGTGCGGTCATCCTTATCACCATGCTTTATCAGAGCAGGTTTACTTTGTTCCGCAACTTCAATATCGATGTTCAATAGTTCTTCCATGTTATCTTCTAAGCTCATAATCAGTAGAATTCAAGACCTTCGTTGAAACCAAAGTTATCGTCAGCAGTCAATAGATTTGTATCTTGTGCATCTACATCACCATCACCATCTTGATCTGTAAGTGCTTTTGGTGTATAAGTCCTCTTAACAGCTCTTCTATTGATAGCATTATCACCAATAGTTTCGTAAACAATTGCCTTCTTGATAATATCGGACTGACTGTAAGGACCGTAGAAGTATGTCTTAGATGTAAACCTCAAAGTATAAACAACATATCTACGCTGCATATAATCATCGTCCCATTCATCTTCATAGCTAATATCATTTAGAACAATAGCAACATCTTTCTTCTCATCCATATCAGGGATCATGTTGAGAGTGAGAGAGAATGATGGTTGGAAGTATGGTAGAATTTGTTCGATGATTTGTAGCGCATCATCCTGCGACTTAGATATGATCCCCAATTCAAAACTCATATTATAAGGAACAGGAACATACTGAACTCTGACCTCATTACCATTATCAGCAATGATCGTTTTGTATTTTTGAATTGGTGATGTTTTACGGGAAGCATCGTAATCAATTCCAGTCATCTCAAAGTAAATTCTTGGTAAAGTAATTGCTATCTTCCTAGTTACATCTGGGTTCTGTTCTAGGCGAGCAAGAAACTTTTGCTTTGGACCATATGCGAGTTGGACTTTCTCTTCTTCCAGGACAGCACCAGTCGTTGGATCTTTCTTCCTCAACGTAATGTTGTTGAAGAGTGTGCCAAACGCAATAATATTCTTGCGTGTAATTTCGTTGTAGAAATGTGATCCTAACATCAGATGCTACCTGTATAATTTCCAAACTCACCAAATGGGTTTCTTTCAGTCCAATCCACGATATCATCAGCAGTATCTTCGATCTCTCTATTTTGATCGTAGTTGCTGTTAGTATTATTTAGAGTGTCAAAAGTATATGGGCTCCATTTTGCGTTAGATGTGATACCAGTAATTGTCTCAGCAGTAGTGAATGTACCAGTTCTATTGATAACTTCTAGAGTACGAGTTGCTGGGTTCCAAGACTTGACTTCTGCTCTGTTATCTTTTGGTGAGTAATCAATCGTAATTGTAGGAGCAGCAGTGTAACCACTTCCAGGATTGGTTAGCGTAATACTAGTTACAATACCATTTGCAGATACTGTCGCAGTTCCTGTAGCTTGTGTACCACCTGCAGGAGGTGCTGAGAATGTAACAGCTGGTGGGATTGCTTGATTGTATTTTCCTCCACCATCAAAGACTGTTGTGCCACTTACAGCGCCACCAGTAATTGTTGCTGTTGCTCTTGCAAGGAACTCATCACCAACAATCTCTTCTCCAACTGTGAAGTTACCGATACCACCAGGATCCATAACCAACTTGAATGCGCTGGAGAAGAGTTGTTCTATTACATCAATCTCTGGAACTCCAGTATCAATTTCATCGTTGCCAATTTCATAGATTTCAGCAGTTAGTACAAAGAATTGAAGTTTGCCAAACTGATAGAATGGAGTTTCTCTTTCTACAAATTTGATTTCGTAAACATTTTTTGTGAGTGGGAAGTATAGTAGGTCTCCCTCGTTTGGTCTTCCAGCTACAGTAAGTTGTGGAGTGTATTGTGTTTCTGCCTGACCCCATCTTCTGGTGGATACGATGAACTTGACTTCATCTGTTATGCGAATACCAAACTTACTGATAAACTCGGATGGAGAACCAAATCCCTCTACATTCTGTAGTAACATTTCAATTTGAAATTGACTTTGATACTTGGAGTAGATAATATCATCTAGAGTATTATCTTTTAGAATAGTCCTCGGTAGATAATAGATATCTGTCCCGAACAATTTGATCTGTTCGTCAGCAAGATCCTGTACTAGGTTTTGCTCCCCAGGATGACCTTGATAGTAGGTAGGAAAATAAGGACTAGTAGGCATCTTATCCGATCATATCAAGAGGTGGAATTGCATACTTACTGAGAACTTCGCTTTCTATAACAGCGAGCTCGCCAATAGCGTCCTCATATAGTTGTCTGCCGTTGAGTGATATACCACCTGGCAACTGGACGTTATTATATTTGATGAGGTTTTGTCCCCACTGCTTTTTCATTAGGGCAGCTGCGTAACGCTTCACAAACATATCATTATACATTTCAGTTGCATCATTAGGATCAAGAAGTCTATGTGCCTCAATCAACAACCATTGTCCCTCTTGTAAGAAGTCCATATCTATATCTAGATACAAACGATCACGACGCATCGTATATCTAAACTGCTGGAATGATCCATTATTCAAAACCATATCTAGAGTTTCTAGATACTGCTTAGTCATGAAGTAATTGAGAATATCAAGAGATCCGAAAGCGTAGAGATCGTTGAGGAAGATCTGATATTCGATACCAAATAAATTGCTGCGAATAGAGTTTCCAACCACACCAAATACTTTACTAATACCCACAATATGATTTGGGATTGGAATAAAATTTGTTGCCTCTTCCCAGTTGGTTGTTCCATTCGTTGTGATAACTTCACCAGAAAATCTTGTTTTATCAGCAGCAGTAATTTCGTGTCTGAGATAGCAACGCTCCATACCGTTGTAGCAGTTCTCTTGGAAGAACTGGATGGTATCATCAATAACGTTATTTACCTGCTCGTCGTCAATATTGACTTGAAGGACAGGTTCGCCAAGCTGCCTCTTACAATATGTGATAAGACTAGCTCTACTATTTGGAGATGCCATTAGCCACAAAAAACCCTTCTTACATATTTAGTAAGAAGGGATCTGGGATTATTCTACAACTTCTGTAGGTACTTCTTCTGCTTCTGGTTCTGCTTCTGGTTCTAGAAGAGTTAGAGTTTCTAGACCACCTTGTAGTTTCAGTCTATATTCTTTTGCTTTAGTAATATTTTCTTCAAGTTCGGCAATTTGCTTATCGGTAGTAGCAAGTTGCTCTTCAAAGTTTTTCTTAAGGGTTGCGGTATCCATAAAAATATGCAATAATAACGTTACTATTTAGTATTCAATAAACACAAATCCATTTCCACCACCAAGTGCAGCACCATTTGTTGTTGTTGCCTGCCCGCCGACGCCAACATTAGCAGGAGTTGTTGGATATTTATTTGCAGTATTATTGTTGCCTGGTTGTCTTCCAGAACCATTACTACTTGTTCCTGGGGTCACAGCAACACCATTGATTTGAGTCGGTTGAGTTGGCAGTAGATTAGATCCTCCGTTTCCACCTTGACCAGATCCTTGGTTTTGTGACGAACCAGATCCACCACCACCGCCACCGCCGCCGCCATTTACTCCATTATTACCTTCTCCAGCGACTGATCCAGGACCAAGACCTCCAGCACCATTACCCGCACCGCCTGCGCCGCCATCACCACCAACTGTTGCTGGGTATCCAGGACCACCGCCGCCGCCACCACCTGCTGCAGTTGCTACAAATGTAGATCCTCTAAGAATAGACGTAGCACCACCTCCAGGACAACCCATAGATCCATTCGCACCGCCCCCGTCGCCAATACCACCGCCGCCGCCACCGCCAAAGGAAGTAGCATTGTAATCGCCACCAGAGGTTTGCCCTGCAGAGACTTGAGAAACCGCAGTACTTCGACCAACTCTTATTGTTAAAACTTCACCAGGAGTAACTTGTATGATGGCTGCAACTAAAGCTCCCGCACCGCCGCCGTTGCCACCAGCCAATCCAGCACTACTATGTCCACCTGCCGTTCCTCCAGCTCCCCACATCCAAACTCTTATTGCAACTACATTATTAGGAACAGCCCAAGACTGGTCAGTACCAGTAAATGTAAAACTTTGATTGCCAGTTACAAAAAATGCTGCGCCACCACCTATGACATTCCATCTTGTTCCGTTATAAACTTCAACTACATCCTGTGTTGAGTTGTAAATCATTAATCCAGTATCTGGATTAAGCGGTCTATTTGCAGTAGTAAAAGTTGGTAATTTTACACCAGTTGTTGCTATAATTTTTGCAGCTGATACTTGAGACATTTTGAAAGACCTGAAACTTATAGTTTGTTACTAAACAATATTAGTCTTTGAAAGACGGCATGATACGGATTTTCTTCTAGAAAATAATTCAATTACATCTGTAAAAATAGTACTGAATTCAAAAGATTGTAATTTTTCTTGTTCAATAATCAAAGATATAATCTGGTCAACATCACCTAAATTATCCACCTTACGATGAGGTAGTAATTCGTAATTATCTTTTTTCAATTCATAATCGTCTCTATCTTCTTTTGATATTCTAATCTCATAATCAAATCCAATAATATTATCCAAATTATCTAGATAAATTTTTTCTATCAAAAAATTATATTCTATTCCTTCATTTATTAATGCCATTTTAAGAATTAGTAGTTCCGTGATTTTTATATTTAGCGCCCAAGTAATTTCTTACAGTAGTTACATTAGCATCAGATAAAGCACTATTGTATAATAAAATTTCCAATATCCATCCTCCCAACCACTGATTACTTCTTGCTCCGCCGATACCACGAATTGTACAATTCGAACTTCCAGTATATGAGCTGTACGTACTTTGGAAAAATGGATTTCCAGTTTTATTTCTCCAACCCGTGGTTAAACCAGGAACGGGATCAGAATTCCCCATGTGTCTAAACGCATATTGTGTTGCAGAAGCATTTCCAAAGAATTCTGAAGTTGGAACATTATCTATTGCTGGATACCCACCACCCGATTGTAAAGGGTTTGGATTTCTGTTGCCAGGATTACTAGAATAAGGAATAAACCCATCATTTTCCCATAGAATTCCCCATCTTTGATCGGTAGAATTACTACCTGCTGTGTAAATATGACCAAAACTTGAGTGCGTTCCACCTCCAGGATATCCACAGAAAGGAACAAAAGCCCCACCCGATCCATATTGAGATCCATACTCTGCTAATGTTCTGGATACCCAAAAACAAGTAAATCCATTGTTGCCAAAAGATCCCCCATTTATCAAATTTATTGTTTGACTGTTAACAAATCTTAAATGTCTTGCACTTTGATCTGGCCAGTGTAAAGATGGATATCCATTAATAGTAATTTTTCGTGGAGGAGTTCCATTATTACCAGTTTCCAAATTATATGTAGATCCGCCAGATCCAGAATTTGAAAAAGAAGTTACATTAGAACCATCCGATATTCCAGCAATTGTTTCTCCTTTATACCAAAGAAGTGGAGTTAAACTACTAGGAAGAGTTGTCTGCGGCGCTGTCCCCACAGTAACCCAACCAGCTGTTTCTCCACTACCAGCATAAATTTCCAAAGCGGATACTTCACTTGTTGAATTATATCCAATCATACCAGGAACTGGAGAACTTGGTCTTGTTGTACTTGTCCAAGTTGGTACTGTAAAAGTTTTTCCAGTATCTATCTTAACGTTTTGCTTAAGAATTGTTTCAGTTGCTGATGTAGATAAAATTGGAACTCCATTTGTATTTTGAAAATCATCTACTCGTATAATACTAGGCATCTTTTTATCTCAAATATTGGGGACAATTATTCCTAACTATTTAGGTTTGAATTTTTATATTGAAGATCTTGAGATGGTATTAGATTATCGTTTATTCTAAATTTAGAAGCTAAAGTAAATCTATATGGAGGGGCGTTAAAATGTTGTGGTTTTGCCGAATGTGGTATAGAACCATCGAAAATAACAATTCTTCCAGGAATAAATGAAGAAACATATTTCACATTTTTTCTTTCATCATCATAAAAAAATGTTTCCCCACCCCAGTCACACGACCAGTCTCGATTGATATAAACTAAACTTGTTTTTGATCTTCCAGGAGAAAAATCGTCCACATGTATTTTATGGTTATCACTATGAATACCCAAATTAATGTAAGATCTCCAGATATAATATTTTTCTTGCGGAATGTACTTTTTAAATATATCTGTTCTATCGTTTCCAAAAATTACGTGGAGTATATAATCATTCACATCTAATCTACATCCCAACCTTTTTGGATCTAAATTTTGGACATCCAAATCACTTGAGTTGTAAATAGAGTACTGTTTTGATACAACCTCTACATAATTACCAGATATTTCTGAGTAAGAAAAAGAACCATCTATAACAATAATTTCTCTATCTTTATCAAAAGGTATAATTTCAACGTCAATCATAATTATAAAATGTTTTTATTAAGAAAATTTTTTCGTATTAGTTATAGACCACTCTGCGGAACAATCAATAATTTTTGTTTTGAGATCTTTTAATGCCGATTTAAAAATACTAGTTTCCTGGAATGAGTCTACTTTTTCTAATTCTAGCATGATCTTTAACAAATCATCAACAGACGACCTTGAATGTTTCTTACTGAAAGAATACTCATTTTATACTATACTCCATGTTCCGCCATCTTGAATTGTGATTGTGTAACCATCGTTAATAGTTATGGGGCCAGCTGTCATACAATTTGTATTTGATGGTATAGTTATACTTTCAGAAATAAAATTTCTATTTGCTTTGAAAATTCCATAACTATCCAACCACTGCTTATCTCCATTTGCATAAAGTACGTTACTATTTGTTCCACTTGATGCAAGTCCTTCAATATTGGCACTTCCCCCAACGTGTAATGTAAAAGTTGGATCTGCTTTATTGATACCAACCTTAGATAATCTATGAATATCTGTGCCATTTGTTGAATTGGTCCATCTTGAAGTTACAAATGGCAAGTTATTTTGGTATACTTGACCATTGACATTAATATTTCCTTCTACGTTTAGTTTATAATTGACGGTAGATCCAGTAGCAGTACTACTAAATGTAGTGGTTCCAATACCAACTCTGCTAGTTGCTCCTTGAATTGCTATTGCTGGTGTAGTACTCCAAGCAGTTCCACCATTAGCAGTAGATGGTGTGATCTCAAATATATCATTAGCATTTAGTTGGTTACCAATTCTGAAGTTTCTGAATCCACTAGAACCAGCAAAAATAATTGGAGCTCCAGAGTTTCCAGAAGCATTACTAATTTGAATACTTGTTTGGAACAGAGCAGTACCGTTTACATCAAGCTTATATCCAGAAGCAGTTGAAGTTTTACCAATTGCTACTCGTTGGTTTGTATTATCTACAACATACCAAACATTACCGCTATTCAATCCAACAAATGACGAAATCTGCTCTCCAGATCTTGTCATTTTAAACAAGTTTCCACCGCCAGCATTAGCATCTGTATATGCTTGCCAATACAGTTCCTGACTATCTGCTCCAAATACCCAACGCCTATTGTTTACAGCAGCATCAGTCTCTTCCCACATAACAAGTGGAGCACCACTTGATAAATGAACAGTAGTTGACGGAGTAGTGGTTCCAAAACCAACACGATTGTTGGTAGAATCAACGTGTAATGTATTTGTATCTACTGTTAGGTTACCAGACATTGTAACGTTTCCAGTAAATCCAGAAGTACCAGATATACTCAAGTTACTAGAAGCACCAGTAAGTGTTAGCGAACCAGTCATGGTATCGCCAGCTTTTAGAACGTTTGCTGAAGCGGCACCAGTTAGATTTGCCGTGATTATACCAGCACTAAAGTTACCAGCGGTATCACGAGTAACAGCAGAAAGTAGTGAAGCAGTGGAAACAACGTTTCCGCTGTTGAATGTTACGTTACCAGCATTCCAAATTGTGTTGCCATTTAGAGTAAATCCATTCGCACTTACTACCTTAACATCAAGAGTACCACTTGCTGTAGAAGCATTACCACCAGTAGCAACGATAGCAGCGTTATAAGTAGAAGCAAGAGTTGAAGAGTTAAAGTATAGTCCAGGAGATGAAGCCTGACCATCTTTTCTTCCAAGTCTTATGTTAGCAGTTCCACCATCACTTTCAATTGTAGCAGCAACAAAAGAACCATCTGGAATACCATCAGCATTACTATCAAGATATGAAATAGTAAAGTCTTTAAATATTCTCTTATTACTTGCCGAACCAATTGCAACTGCGCCAGTAAAATTACCATTTGTCAGAGTTCCTGTGATAATGGTAAAATTATTGAAAGGATCAGCTGGATCGCTATTTACTTCTACCGCAGTAATTGAAATACCACCAATACTTTGATCTAGTGAGTTGTATAGGTTAACGTTTTCACCAGGAAGGAATGGTGCTGTTAAAAGGACTTGATCAGGAATATAAATTCTAAATCTTGATTGACCAGTAAATGATAGAATACGAAGTGAATCTTGGAAGTCTTTCTTTGTTTGATATGAAGGCAAACGATTATCACTAAGAATACCAGTATTCACATTGATAGCATTTTGATACCAAGTTCCTTGTCTGTTATCAAGTCTATCGGCGTCCATTCCAGTACCAGGACCATCATTTAGAGAAGTCCATACCTTAGCCCAAGAACCAAAAGTATCTACGTTGGTTCCAGAACCACGTAAATACATATTATCATTATCTGTAAATGCTAGTTGTCTTACACCACCATCTACAG